CCTTTATAAGACCCATTTGCTCTCTCCCACTCCATTCGCCACTCCTCATTGTCCGGGAAAACAATAGAATCATCTCCCAACGCCCAAGCCCTAGTTTTCTCTTGCTGTTCTTTAAGCCTTTCTTGAATAGTTTTATACATTTATTTCAGCTAACGAAATCGACCAGTTGGATCAATGGAGTCAAGCGACGCCTCAATGTCTTCTTGAAGTTTTTCATCTACAGACGGTTTCGACTTATCGTCTATCAGTTCACCGTCTTTGATGATCAACTCTTTTTTTTGGCGGGCATCCATGAACATTTCGTCAGGATTGAACCGCACTGTTTTATTGGGTTCGATCATATAGCTTTTGGGCGCTGCCGAAGTTTTTGGCGGCATTATAATAGATCCAGTGCCAGAAAATCGCCTCATGCCTATGCGCCAGAATACTGTAGCTAATGCACGATGATCCCGACCGCTGCGGACCCATTTATGACCTTTTACTTGGTTTGTGTCCGGATCAAGCACTTTAATTCGAGACAAATGATTCCAATCGAGCCATAACTCATACCAGTCACTTTCAGTACCGTGTAGCGGAATACGAAGATCGCGAAACTCGCCTACAGTAAGCTGAATCATTCGATTTCGATCAGCAGTTACGCTGCCGAACTCATCGCCTTGATTCCATTTGACTAATTCTTTACCTTTTCGATCACCCGTGAGAGTGCATAAGAACACACGACCCGGCCAGCGCTCATAAAACTTGCGAGATCCGATAAGGTCGCCGCCTTGATCAATTATAGCGATACACTTTGGCCAGCGTTTCATGTATCCGTCGAGTGTGCCGTAATCATCGCAGTCACCGTGCATGAATAGTCCTTTGGCGTTTCCAAGTACGTAGTCAAGCCGGAGGCCGGTATCAACACCCATAATCACTCGTTCGTCTTCTCCTGGTGCCCATAGATTACCAGTAAGATTTTGTAGGAAGTGATGACGTAATAATTTTGATTGGCTATCAGCAAATGGAAGGCCAAGTACCTTAGTGTAGAAGAACTCGAGCGTAGTATCCGAGTTTCGATATCTTGTTACAATATCGGCCGCGGTATTCCATGGGCACATGAGCATTGATACCCAATAACCGCTCAATGGCCGATCGGGGAACTTAGCGACCCATTGACCATTTTTACGCATACTATCGGTTATCTCACCGTTGCACTTTTTACATTTGAAGATAATACGTTCGAGATCAATGCTCATATCGCTCGAGTCTTCGATATTCCACGAAAGATACTGCCAATGCCCGCACCATCCGCATTTTATGAACCAATGTTTTTGGTCGCTCTTAAGCCAATCGGCATGCACGCCGGTTTCGGGTAAACTCGGGTGACTAAATGTATGGACTTGCTTATATTTCGAATGCTGAAGTCGAGCCTGATAGTCGGCGATGACGTCAAGCTTCGAGCTGTCTTTCTCGTCATGCACCAACCGGTCAGCCGTAACCATAATGGCAGCTTTTTTAGTCCAAGTGCCTCGAAAATAGATTATGCTATCACCGACGCGTTTTGACTCAACACTATCTTTGTCGGCCACATCCTCGATCATGCCTTTGTTATTGTCGATAATTCTATTTACCTTGCCGCCTACGAATACACGCACGTCTTGATCTGTTGGGAGAGTATTACCAGTCCAATAGCATCGTCCTTTTCTTCGCGCATAAAACGTGCCGTATGGCGTTCGCGGACACCATACAATCCCTTTGTAATGAACTGCTTTCGGTCTTAACTCCCCAGTCTCAACCGATTTGAATTGCGTCATTCTAATCGTATAGTACCCATTTTTGCCCGGGTTCACTACGCTTGGCACGTAGCCGGCGAGTACAGCAATCATACAAAGAACATCAATCGTGCGTTTATCTTTTTGGGCGATAGCCCACGTGCCCGACCTATCGATCCAACCATCTCCTTTTGCGAATGTATCAATAAAAAGTTTTGATTGACTTTTTGTTAAAGAAAGGGCAAACTTCGCGTCTGGTATCTTATCGGGAAATCTTTCTCTTATCTCTCGTCCGGTTCGGAACGCAAATCTAAACGAAACACATCCACTATGCTTCATTGGATACTCCTTCCAGTTTATTTTCAGCAAACGAAGGATTGCCCGTATCTCATCGCAGTACTGTGCGTTCACTTTTTCCGACTGGACTATAGTAATCGAATAACACCTTTTACCAGACCCTTTTGTTTGCTTCGGGTAATGTCCTTCGGCAAATACCCAAGCGAACAGCATGACTTCTTCGTCGGTATAATATTCTTTGTAAGCCGATCCGCCTTCATCTTCCATCGCTTTTGGGATACGCGCATATCTACCAACCATGTCTTTTGTTTCCCGAAAGAACATCGCGCCACTTCCTCGGTAGGGTTGAAGCAACCAGCGATGGTTTGGCGTTACAAGAGCATTGAAATTTCGCGCGTTGAACTCTATACAATCCATATCAACTCTTTTTCTAAAAACTTCTTGCAATTGAGACCATTGTGTTGTTCCTTTTTTTGAAAGGGTAAGAATCACATCATCTGATTGCAGATTTTCTTGTTTCAAAAATCCTCTTTGCGTGAGAATCTCTGTCTCCTCATCAACGCAATATATAATATCAATCTTGCGCCTCTTGGCATCATAATGATTTTTAAGAATAGACAGGGTTGATAATCCGACCTGCGCGGCTTTCATGATGGTGAGATTTTGGGATTGATCAAGATAGATATCTTCAAGGAATGGATGCATGTGAAACTCAATAAGCTCGCCTTTCTCATTACGTATTTCCCGATCAGTAATCCATGATATTGGCTCGGTATAATCCTCAGCATGAGAACCGGAACTTTCCGTTCGATTTTTTTCAGCTATTTGTTTTACGGATTCGATTATCATTTGCGTGAGGATTTATGGCAATAGTGCCTATTTCTCTTGTAATTTCAATAGTGCCATCTTTATGAATCTTCCGTAACTGTCCGCAGTGAATGCAAATGACGAGGAATGGTGGTTCGTAAAAGACAAATCCGTGCTCTTTACTGTAGTTATTTTGGCAAAAATCATATGTCATAATTTTTTTTGATCAATTTATCACCTTACGCCGGATAGTTTTTTAATCTGCTGCATGGCGTAGGATAATTTGACTATTTTATTATAAGTTGGTCCTGAAAGACTATTGCCTAAATCCATGAGGATGAGATGTCGCTTGTTGCGATCGGTTACGCGCATTCGTTTATTCGGATGATTGCACATAAAGGCGAATTGCCTTGCGTAACCTTCGACTTCCTGTTCGAAACGAAAGTAAGGATCATTTAAGTAACGTTCCCACCATCCTTTAGGGTCATCACCTTGTTGTTTTGTATGCACTGATTCGTGCTCAATTAAGTAATCTGGAATGTCTCGGCCACTCGGATTATAGATTGTGTCGCCATAAGTGAAGATCACGTTACCGAGATCGGGATTCATGCCTGCCCCAAATATCCGTTTAAGCATTGGCGGGTTCTCGTTTTTGATTGTCATTTTATATTGTTAGAAGAATCGGTAGGAGGAATAACGGGTGCACCGTTATCGCTAACGCGATCGAGGCTATTATTATTGTCCAATTGATCATTGCTGTTGTTATTTGCGTTTTGTCCATTTTTTTGTGCTTTCAAATCTTGAAGCCTTTTATCTTCTTCAACAGCTCGACGTTGCCGAGATGCCCGACGCTTGTTGAGATAATCTTGTAATAATTCTTTTTGCTCGGGGTCGTTATCGTCATCAAGATTGAGCGGTTCATGTGACACATTACCTGAGTGCTTGATAAGGAGAGTTTCGTGTAGTTCTTTACGCTCTACAAGCCATTTAGATAGACCTATATCGCCTTGTGTAGGTTTTCCATGAATTTTTAGGGCTATATTCTCTTTGGCTTTAAGGGGTAGGGCTTCACGCATAGCCTCTATCTCTTCCGCAAACTTCGAATTTTCTTTTAGCCATTCATAAAACACTGTTTTACCTATCTCCGCATATTTACACGCTTGAGGAATAGTCGCGTCTATGGCAAACGCGTCCTTAAGTTTCTGAATAGTATCTTCGGTGAACTTTGTGGGCCTGCCGCACTCGCAATAGCCCTCGGCATCCTTGTAATCAGGATTGTCGGGTCGTTTGGGCTTACTGCATCTACCGCACAATGGCGGTCGTCCGGGCTGGCCTTTTTCTGTTGTGCTTTCGGGGTTTTGCATAGATTTATGTCATTGTTGCATAAGTTGACTTTCGACTGGAAATATTGCGAAATATTGGTGGGTATCGTCCTTATGCTTCAAAAACGTCACCACGTTGTAGTTAAGGCGTTTCATGAGCACTATGTCGAAGTAAGGCTGATAAGGCGCGCCTTGCTCGAAATTCTGGGCATTTATGGCGATCAGACCGCTTGATATCTCATGTAAATCGTGCAAGAAGTCATTTTTGAGAATATTCGGGTGCGGAGTGGCGCCTTGATAGACGTCCACTATGATATAATCGAACATCTTGCCGCCTTTGCGGAGATCGAGGGCGAATTGGAATGCGTCTTTATCTTCGTTACAGGTGAGGTCTATCTTGCCCCATATCTTCTCAATGAGATGCGGGATAGTATGACCGCCACAGCCGAGTTGTAGCACTTTGTTGGGTTTGATTGGCGGGATCATGAGCGACCAGTATGTGAAGCCGAAGTGAGCCATTGGCGGGTCGACAAATTGAAGCGCTCCGTCTTCGAAGTGATATATCACATGATTGTGCTGAATATTTTTGTAAGCCATAAAAACTAAAGTTCAAATATATCAGATTCTGCCGCCACTTTTTATACTATCCACTGGATTTCTTCTCCGTTTTTAACAACTCGGGGATCATCTTTGTATTTGCACCAACGATTCACCATTGCATCGCAATACTTGGGATCCAACTCCATGAGACGTGCTCGACGTTCGAGCTGATCACAAGCTATCATCGTACTGCCACTACCACCGAAAGCATCGACCACGATGTCGCCTTTTTCGCTCGAGCGTTTTAACGCTCGTTCGGCAAGGCGCACCGGCTTTTGTGTTGGATGGATGTATTTCGTGGTTGGATCACGCTTAGCGTATATCACGTCAAGGTGTTCAGCAAATGTTTTCTGATCAAGCGTCCACAACTCGGTGAAGTTTGAGAATGTGAAGTCTTGGTAATGAGTTTGGCCGGACTTCCACGCAACGATGCATGGCTCGTAGATGCGATGATAGAGCTGGCCGGGGCTAAATATCATGCTGTTTTTCAGCCATATGATGATCTGCGAGAAGTGCCAATGGGTTTGCTGTATTGCTTGCATATTAATCTCGCTTAATCTATTGGCAAACCACCAATATAGCGTTGCGTCATCGGTTGAATACTTGTGCAGATTGACGAGGGATTTTTTGTAGAACTCAAGGGCTTCTTCCGGTGTTTTGTCATCGTTGAAGATACGGCCACCAGTCCCACCGAATGCTGTGCTCTCATAACTACGACCTTCTAACTTATCCCCATACCTATC